ATTTTGAAGAAGAAGTTATGAGACTAAGAAGTAAATTTGAAACCGCAAGTCCAAGTCCAAATCAAAGTTTTGATATTAGAGTAGCTGACATAGGTGATTTTGATTTAGACGAAGATAGATCAATTGCGTCATCAATTGAATATTCACTTAAACAATCAGGTATTGAAGCGAGTGTTGATGCAAGTGAACATGATCAAGCAGAAGCAACAGTAACAACAACAGCAACTGAAGAAGAAGTTCATAATGCACTTGAAAAAGATGGTATTGCTTTAGATTATGACAATGCTAGAGATTATGATGATGGCGATCCAGGAGAAATGGATGGTGATCATGATTCAGCAATGACATCAGCAGGATGGGGTAACGATGAAGATTATGGTTACTATGGCGAGTCTAAAAGATTAAAAGAATTAGCTGGAATTCCAGCAAAAAAAGATTAAGTTTCCTCCACGAATAAAGAAAGAACCTAAGGCCTAAAAGCTACGGTTCTTTTTTTATGAAAAAAAACACTTGACAAAAGCAGAAATAATAAATATAATAGTAGATAATGTTTAATAAGAAACATTATAACAAAGGCTAACATAGGCAAACATAGGCTAACATATACAAAAGGAGGCAATTATGGCTACATTGGCACAAATAAGGCAGAAACTTCAAGAACAAGAAGTAAAACGTTCACCAGGTGCATCAGGAGGCGATCACGCAATTTATCCGTTCTGGAATATTCCAGAAGGCACTACAGCAACATTAAGATTTCTAGCAGATAAAGATACAAGTAATACTTTTTTCTGGGTAGAAAGACAAATGATTAAATTACCGTTTGCAGGTATTAAAGGACAATCAGAAGCAAAACCAACATTGGTACAAGTTCCTTGTATGGAGATGTGGGGAGAACCATGTCCGGTATTGGGAGAAATTAGACCTTGGTTTAAAGATCCTCAATTAGAAGATATGGGTAGAAAATATTGGAAGAAACGTTCTTATATTTTCCAAGGCTTCGTTGTTAACTCACCATTAGATGAGGATACAGTTCCAGAAAATCCAATTAGACGTTTTGTAATTAATCCGTCTATCTTTAATATTATTAGATCAGCATTAATGAATCCAGAGATGGAAGATTTACCAACTGACGAAAATAAAGGTAGAGATTTTAAATTAACTAAAACTACTAAAGGTGGATATGCTGATTATTCAACATCAACTTGGTCATTTAAAGAAAGATCAATTAGTGATTCAGAACGTGAAGCTGTAAAAAGCAACGGTTTGTTTACATTAAGTGACTATCTTCCAAGAAAACCATCTGCAGATGATGTTAAAGTTATTGCAGAGATGTTTAAAGCATCAGTCGACGGTGAATTGTATGACGAAAGTAGATTTGGTCAACATTATAGACCAATTGGTTTAGCAGGAGCACCAAAAGTTGTTGCAACTAAACCGATTGAAGTTACTACAGCACAACCAGTTCAAGCTACAGTACAGCCGAAGGCTGTTCCTGAAGTAGCAACTGCGACTGCTACGGCAACAGCAACTAGTGATACAAAGTCAAAAGCATCTGCTGAAGATATTTTAGCAATGATTAGACAAAGACAACAAAAGTAAAATATTAATGTGTGGTGCATAGGTAACTATGCACCCATCATTTAAAGGAGATATTATGGTAAGACCATTTGATATTAGTAAATTTAGAAAAGCAGTTACTAAAAGTATCACTGGAATTTCTGTTGGCTTTAATTCTGATCCCTCAGATTGGATTGACACAGGTAATTATTGTTTAAATTATTTAATTAGTGGAGACTTTAATAAAGGTATTCCATTAGGTAGAGTAACAATGTTAGCAGGTGAATCAGGCTCTGGTAAGAGTTTAGTAGCATCTGGTAATGTTGTATCAAATGCTCAAAAAAAAGGTATATTTTGTATTGTATTTGATTCTGAAAATGCTTTAGATGAAAAATGGTTACAGGCATTAAACGTTGATACGTCAAAAGAAAAGTTAATGCGTATTAATGTTGCAATGGTAGATGATGTAGCAAAAACAATTTCAGATTTTATGATAAGTTATAAAGCAGATTACGGTTCATTAGATATAAAAGAAAGACCGAAAATACTATTTGTAATTGACAGTTTAGGTATGTTATTAACACCAACTGATAAAGCTCAATTTGAAAAAGGTGATATGAAAGGTGATATGGGTAGAAAACCAAAAGCCTTAACAGCACTTGTAAGAAATTGTGTTAATATGTTTGCAGAACATAACATTGGATTGTTAGTAACAAATCATACATACGCATCACAAGATATGTTTGATCCAGATGATAAGATATCTGGTGGACAAGGATTTATGTATGCGTCTTCAATTGTAATTGCAATGAAAAAATTAAAATTAAAAGAAGATGAATCAGGTAATAAAATATCTGATGTAACAGGAATTAGGGCGGCAATGAAAGTAATGAAGTCTCGTTTTAATAAACCATTCGAAAAAGTACAGGTTAAAATTCCATATGAAGCAGGGATGTCTCCATATTCAGGATTAGTCGAATTATGTGAGAAAAAAGGATTATTCGTTAAAGACGGAAATAGACTAAAATATATAGATCGTTTTGGTAAAGAACATAAACATTATAGGAAAGATTGGACAGGTGAAAATCTTGATCTTGTAATGGCTGAATGGGCTACTGATAACATAAATAGCCAAGAAGAAACAGTAAAGGAAAAAAATGAACGATCAGATACAGTTACTAGTTGAAGCTTGGGGAAAACTTAAGGCTTATATTCCAGTAAAAGATAGATCAGATGCGGCAATTGCCTATGTTAAATTAATAGATGATTATGGTGCCAACGATCAAGATTGGCAAGAAGTTTTTAGTTATTCAACACATCTTCATGAAGCTTATAAAGAAATTTTTGGAGAAGAAGATGAAGAAGAATATGATGATGATTATAATAATCAAGAAGAGTCTTATTAATGATTAACTGGTATGGTTTAGTTTCAAGTGATTTAGGAAAGTTGCCAGATTGTATAGACCATTATTTAAAGCAACTTAACGAAGCAAGAATAGAAGCTGGTATATATGGAAACATTGAACGTAATGCTTCACAGATACCAGGAGTTGTTGAACATAGATTTAATCAATTACAAGAAATTGAAGCCATACTAGAACATCTTAATATTCAATTACGAAAAATTCGAGCCAAACATTATAGAAAATATTTAGAAAATTATCAGAGAGCTTTAACATCACGTGATGCTGAAAAGTATATTGATGGAGAAGATGAAGTAGTTAATATGAGTCAACTTATTAATGAATTTGCTTTAGTTAGAAACAAATATTTAGGATTGCTTAAAGCAATTGATGCCAAGCAATTTCAAATTAATAATATTGTTAAATTACGGGTTGCAGGATTAGATGATGCAGAATTGTATTCTAAGAATACAAGATAGTGTTAAGAATAATCTTTAAGTGGACCACCGTAATGAACTGAACGGACTTTTTTGCCTCTTAAGGTTTTACCTTTGAATTTTTTATCAGTTTCTCTAGGACGGATTCCTTGTGCTTTACAACTTGATTCATCAGAAGAACCTAATTTTTTGTTGCTTCTGCATACAGAACCAGGTACAGCACCATCCCATTCGCTTATAATTTCCATGATCTTCATACAGTTATTTATATGAAAAATCAATTGACAAATCGAATAAATGTGTTATATTATATGATATGAGATTGTTAACTATAATTATACTGTTTTTTGTATTGGGAATGTCTCCAGTATATAGTGAAAAGATTAATGCGTTTGAAGTGAAAAATAATGAAGATTTTGTATTAAAAATATTTGCCTGTGTTAAAAATTTATACACTACACAAACAGAAAAATACTCAATTGATAAACAAATTCCATTTGATTTAATAGTTGCCATGGCCGCATATGAATCAGGATGGGGAACGTCACGTTTTGCTGTACAAGGAAATAATTTATTTGGAATACGGACTTGGGATGACAATATTCCACAAATGAAGCCACTTAAGAAACCTAATTCAAAATGGGGAGTTCGTAAGTATGTTTCATATTGCACTTGTATAGAAGATTATATTCAAATTTTAAATAATCATCCTGCTTATGAAGAATTTAGACAAGCTAGAGCTAATGAAATAAAATTAAATGGATATACAAATGCAACGACATTATCACAGTTTCTTGTAGCATGGTCAGAACTTGGAACTCAATATACATATAGGTTAAGAGAAATAATACTTTTAATTCATAGTGAAGGCTACTATAAAGGTTTACCTGTTAATGTTAGAGGCCAAATAATCGAATAAGTTAAAATCATTGCATTTTAGTAATAGATCAGTTATTATATTATTATGGCAAAAGTCACGAAATTAATTATAAAAGATGAAGTAAATGTTAGATTTGAAAATCTTGACGTTATTACAAGACGTAAAATTTCTGATAAATTAAAATATTTTTTACCATATGCATATCATTTACCTTCTTATAAGTTAGGTCGATGGGATGGCCATATACGATTTTGTGATATCGGTGGAAGAACATATTTAAATTTACTCGATAGGATTTTACCTATTATTGAAGATCAAGATTATGAAGTTGATATTGATGATCAAAGACAAAAACATGAATTTAATTTTGATGCAATAGATGAGAGTTTGCATTTTAATAAAGTATGGGGGAAGAAGCATCCACAGGCAGGCCAGCCAATTGTTCTT